GAGCTACGGGGCCTTTCCTACGCGTCGGCTGAAATAAAGGCCCTGCTGGAGAAAAACGCAGATTATGACGAAGAAACTTTATCTTCCTGACCATGTTGCGCAGAAAATCAACGCTGACAAAGCAGCTCAGGCTGCCGCCCCTGAAGGGGACAGCGCGGTACCTTCTCTCGACACATCGTACGTCAATCCAAGTGAGCGCGTACTAGACCCATCTCTCGTAGAAAAACCACTGCTCGACCGTCTCCCGCAACCAACTGGTTGGCGGGTTTTGGTTATGCCTTATCAAACGGATGCAAAAACCAAAGGCGGTTTGTATATCCCTGATGAGGTGCGGGACCGAGAAAGCGTAGCGACGGTTGTTGCTTACGTGTTAAGTGTCGGGCCTCTGGCCTACAAAGACGCTGACAAGTTTGGTCCTGATTCAGAGCCGTGGTGCAAGAAGGGCGATTGGGTCTGCATCGGCCGGTATTCCGGCTCTCGGTTTAAGATCGAAGGTGGAGAGATCCGCATCATCAACGATGATGAGGTGATTGCCACAGTTCTTGAGCCAACCGATATCAAAACTGTCTGAGGAGAAGACGTATGTCTGAAGAGGCCAAGAAGGCTATCGAGGATGACGATCAAGAGATCATCATCGAGGAGGAAGTGGAGGAGTCCGGCGAGGATGAACCCACAACAGATGAGGTGAAGGCCTCTGAGGGGGACAACTCCGACGAGCTTGAAACCTACAGCAAAGGTGTCCAGAAGCGCATCTCTCGCCTGACGGAGAAATACCGTAAGGAAGAGCGCGATCGCCAAGAGGCTGTTCGTGTTGCTCAGCAGTTGTTGCAGGAAAAGCAACAGCTCGAAGGTCGCTTGAAGCAGCTGGATAGCGGCTACCTGAATGAGTACGGAGCCCGGATCGAGGCACAAGTTACGTCGGCTCGCCGTAACTACAAGGACGCTTATGACGCTGGCGATACGGACAAGATGATCGAAGCTCAGGAGGCTCTGGCACGAGCGACTTCTGACAAAGATCGTTATGAAATAGCCAAGCAGCGCGCTGATCAGCGCTTGCAGGCTCCAGCGCAACAGCAGACCCAACAGCAGTATGTTCCTCAGCCCCAGCAGCAACAAGCTGCTCCCGCGGTCGATCAAAAGGCACAGGGTTGGGCGGAGAAGAACACGTGGTTTGGTCAAGACGAGGTCATGACCTATGCCGCCTTCGGTGTTCACCGTAGACTTGTCGAGGAAGAAGGGTTTGACCCACAGAGCGATGAGTATTATAGTGAAATCGACCGCCGTATGCGTTCGGAGTTTCCGAACAAGCTCAAGGTGGAGAAGAGATCGGGGAATAGTCAGGTCGCACCTGCTGGCTCTTCAGCATCCCGCAGCACAAAATCAGGGCGCAGGACCGTGAAGCTCTCACCGTCGCAGATCGCTATTGCGAAAAAGCTGAACGTCCCTCTTGAGGAATACGCAAAGTACGTGAAGGATTGATCTGATGACTGATAACAAACGAGCTCCACGAGCAACCGAATCGCGTGAAACAACCGCGCGTCGTAAACCATGGGCACCGCCCAGTCACCTACAAGCACCTGACGCCCCTGAAGGCTATGTGCACCGTTGGATTCGAACAGCTATGCGAGGCGAGGAGGACGTGATGAACGTCACATCCAAACTTCGGGAAGGATGGGAACCTGTCCGTGCTGATGAGCATCCAACATACCACGCCCCTGTGATTGACTCTGGGAGTTACGCAGGCGTTATTGGTCAAGGTGGTCTGATGTTGTGTCGCATCCCTGTCGAGACTGCGCAAGAACGATCCGCGTATTACGGGAACCGGACCCGCGAACAGATGCAGGCTGTCGATCAGGACTTAATGAAGGAGTCACATCCTTCGATGCCGATTCAAAACAATCGGCAAAGTCGTGTATCCTTCGGTGGACGTGGGTCTACCGATTAACTGAAAGCTAAAGGAGCTGTCAAATGGCCAATACAAATGGCGCATTCGGTCTTCGTCCCATTGGAAAAGTGGGTCAGAACGCCAACAGCACTGGTGCAACTGAGTATCGTATTGCTGCAGGCAACACGAACGCTATCTATCAGGGTTCCCCTGTTATCCCTCTCTCCACAGGTGTCATTGACATCGTTGGTGCAGATGCGGGTGGCACGGTAGGTCTGCTGGGTGTGTTCTGGGGCTGTGAATACGTTTCCTCAACCACTGGTGAAAAGATCTTCTCTAACTACTGGCCTGGTTCAGGTGCAGATACAGACCATCCTGTAAAGGCGTTCGTCTATGACGACCCAATGCAGACGTTTGTGATTGCATCAGATGCCTCACTGACCAACGAAGCCACGGCTCGCGGTCACGTGTTCATCAATGCGAACTTCGCCGCAGCAACAACTGGTTCAAGTTCAACTGGTCTGTCTGCTGGTTCATTGGGTGTTAGCACAATCGCTGCTACAGCTGCTCTGCAGTTGCGGATTATGGGTTTCCAAAACGATCCCGATAACCAAGACTTCACCGCTGCTGGTATCCCTGTAATGGTTCGACTGAATAACCACTTCAATTCCGCCAACGGTGGTATTGCAGCTGGTACTCCGTCGACTACTGGCGTTTAAGGAGGGCTGAAACATGGCTATTTCACGCGCACAACTCGCGAAAGAGCTGGAGCCGGGTCTTAACGCCCTCTTTGGCATGGAGTATGGTCGTTACGAAAACCAGCACTCCGAAATCTTCACCACTGAGTCTTCTGATCGTGCATTCGAAGAGGAAGTCATGCTGACCGGTTTCGGCGCAGCACCGACTAAATCTGAGGGTTCAGGCATCAACTTCGACGAAGCTGGTGAGGCTTACACTGCTCGGTATAACCACGAGACTGTCGCTCTGGCGTTCTCGTTGACCGAGGAAGCTATCGAAGACAATCTTTACGACCGTCTTGGCTCACGCTATACACGTGCCCTTGCACGCTCAATGGCTCACTCCAAGCAGGTGAAAGCCGCCGCTGTTCTGAACAACGCCTTTACAGGTGGTGCTTCAGCTGGTGGCGACGGTAAGGCGCTTTGTGCGACTGACCACCCACTTGCTAACGGTGGTGATTTTGCCAACACTCCATCAACTGCAGCTGACCTGAACGAAACATCTCTCGAAGATGCTTTGATCAACATTGCTGGTTTTGTTGATGAGCGCGGCATGAAGATCGCTCTTCGCGGCCTGAAGCTTGTCATCCCTCGCCAACTGCAGTTTATCGCAGAGCGTCTGATGGTATCGAACCTCCGCGTCGGCACAGCCGACAACGATGTGAACGCGCTTAAATCAATGGGGATGCTTCCTGACGGCTACGCTGTCAACGACTTCCTCACAGATCCAGATGCGTTCTTCATCAAGACTGACGCACCTCGTGGCTTCGTACACTTCGAGCGCACACCTCTGTCGACCGGCATGGAAGCCGACTTCGACACAGGTAACATGAGGTTCAAAGCGAGGGAGCGTTACAGCTTCGGGTTCAGTGACCCTCGCGCAGTGTTCGGCTCACCCGGCGCAGCCTAATAAAAACAAGGACTTAGGTCTTTTTAAGCCCCGCTTCGGCGGGGCTTTTCTTTTGTTTGACTACAAGTATAACACAAGATACAGTACGGTTAATGAGACTTATACCGAAAAGGATTTTCCTGTGTCAAAATCAAACAATGTCATTGCTGTGTACGAGATAAGAAACACGATAAGTGGAAAGTTCTACATAGGTAGTAGCGGCAATTTGTATGAGCGCTGGAGAACGCATCGCACGAAACTGAGAAAGCGAACCCATCCCAACCCCAAGCTTCAATCCTCATGGAGTAAGCACGGAGAGAGCGCTTTTGCGTTTGTTAAACTAGCGGAATTTGACTGCACCGTAGCGATGGGGATAGCTGAGGAGGCTCTGATAAACGAGTTGTTCGAGGATCCCTTATGCTGCAACCTCTCACGTTGGTTCGACAGCCCCATGCGTGGCAGAACAGGGGAGGAGTCCCCAAACTATGGGGGACGTCTTTCTGAACAACAAAAGCAGGTGATACGCGAAGCAACTATTGAGCAGTGGAAAACCTCGGACCCACGCACGGGCAGAAAGCACAGCGATGAGACCAAGGAGAAGATCAGGACCAAGGTCCACGCTGCGTTAGCCGAGGGCCGCGGCGGCCGGTTCATCCCGACGGAGGAGACGCGCCAGAAGATGTCTGAGGGGCTCAAGGGGAACACCAATGCTCTTGGGCATGTGCGCTCGGCAGAAGAGCGTCAGGCGATTGCGGAACGGGTGACAGGTAATCAGAACTGGCTTGGTAAGTCCCACAGCGAGGAGTCGAAGGCCAAGATGGGTCAGTCTGTCAAAGCGATTGCTCCAGACGGGACAGAGACGGTGTATTCTAGGACCACGGCGATTAAGGAGGAGCTCGGCATCTTTCTTCCGACGGTTCAGCGCTCTGTTAGGTCAGGCAAGGCGTTGAGCCGTGGGCCGTATAAGGGTTGGAGGTTCGAGTATGTTTAAACCCTTTTCTTTCGAGGCCATTTCTTGTAGTGTGGGGACATCCCTGACAGCTGCATTGTGCGGCTGACACTTACCCCGACAGGAGATTCCAATGGGTACGACTTCATTTTCTGGACCAGTAAACTCGGCCAACGGCTTCGTAGGCGACATCACAGGTGATGTGACTGGCGACGTCACAGGCGCAGTTACAGCCACAACAGTAACAGCCACAGGCACTCTTACCGCAACAGCTACAGACAACGTCTTCGTTGTCCCGACATCGGACCCTAGCGTTGCTGGTGCTCTCTGGAATGATGACGGAACGCTTTCTGTCTCCGCAGGTTAAGGAGATACAGCATGGCTGGTTCTGATACAAAAAGTGTTCACCGCCCCGGCTCCGGTTTTGCTCTTCTGGGGCGGAGCCGGATCACTGGCCTTTCCTACATTGGCTCGCCCACCGCAGGCTACCTGAACATATTCGACACGACCACTGCCCCCACTGCCGCCACATACACCCGAAGCGGCACGACCGTGACTGTGACCTCGACTGGTCACGGCTTGAAGACTGGGGACATCGTAGGTATCGCCTTCCGCACAGGAACAGGCGGAGAGGCCTCTTCTGGCAACTACGCCATCACTGTGACGTCGGCTAACGCCTTCACCATCACGGAACTCAACAGCGGCACCATTTCAGGCACCGTTGTTTGCTCTTACGTGAACGGGAAGGGTGGCTGGGTTTTCAGCACGCAGGTTTCAGCGGGTGACACCTATG